ACTAGAATAAGTTCCCAGTCTCAACTTCTCAATTAGGTTTTGGTTTTTTTCTGTATTATAATTGAGAATTTTAAAGTCATTATTTACCTGATTTTGATTTTCATCATAAGATTCAAGTGCTTCACTAAAAGTGTATTCTGCTTTTGGTTCTTGGGATATCAGACCATCTATTGATCTAAACTGAAATCCGTCCTGAGTCTGATAGAAAACGTAACCAGCTGTTGAATTTCCTTGAGACGTTTCTGGAACTGATTTAGATGCTAACCAAACAAGAACAGTAAAAGGTTTTCTTAAATTTCCAATAAACCCATATTTGTTTTTTGTCTTATCAATTGTTCCAATTTTGTTAGTTTTCAGAACATCCTTTAGTATAGATTCAACAGAAGCATTGATTGTTGAACTGGTTGGATATTTTCTAGAGACTCTAGCAGTTTCATTTGTAAGTGCTTCTCTTGAAACTAAATGTAATGTAAAACTTTCTTTCAGACTTTCAGAAATAACATCAGTAATACTTGAGATATAAAAATAATCTTGAGGTCTTTTACTAAAATCTAAATCCTTATTCGATTCAGTATTTTTAGCAATTTTTAAGGCAACTCTCTCACCACCCCTCAAAGGAAGTCCATTGTATATGGACATTTTAGCACCATCAGAATTGCCTTCTCTATCTGGTGGAGCAATACTGTTATTAGTGTTGATGACTTTTATCTTTGCTGTAATTGTCGGTGAAAAAATATCCTCATAATAATCGATTGAAATTGCACCTGTAGTAATATCAACAGTCCTCTTCTGATCGTTGGACTCGATGAATAATTCCTGAATAATCGATTTAGATTGAGCTTTAGCCATTATAGATACGCCAGATCTAGGAGAAGTTTGTTTTTCATAAATCTATTTACCAAATCAAATTCAGATATTTGTATACCTACATCTGAAGGTTGATTGGATCCCATCATCATTGGTTGTTGTGTTGTTCCACTATTTACCAAGTAAATTTGCTCACCTTTTCTTTCTGGTGCCGCAGTCGCTGATGCTAATCTTTGTGCTTGTGACTGTTGAGGTGCTGCTGCTACTTGTGCGGGTGTTTGTGCTGGTGGTTTAGTTGGTGTAGATGGACCTCTAAACTCAAAATGTCCCCCGTGAGTTCCAGAATAATCATTTGCATACCATCCATATTTTGACCCAAATTTTCTTATCCAGGCATTAGATGAACCGTGTATATCAAGAGCAACACCTGATAAATGTTTAGAACGTGTTGCTCCTCCTACTCTTTCATTTTTTGCAGGACTTCTTTGACTACTTGCAACATCAGATCCTTTAACTTTCCCACCAGAATCTCTCATCATTGCAGCAAAAGCTTCTGCTGCTGATCGTGAAAGAATCACAGGTCTTTTATAAACATCTTTTGCTCCAGAAGGATTAAATCCACCTCCAGTTTCCCAAGTACCCTTTGTATATTGTACAGGTCCAGCATTAACAACAGTGGGTTGCGATCCAGATTTAGGTGATTGTTGAGTAGAACCTGGTTTAAAAGATTTAATAAACTGGTTATGTTTTCTTCTTCTTTCAGTATAAACAGATTTACTTGGATTTTCCCAATTTCTCATAAAATCATCTGCTGCTTCTTCTGGAGAAGAAAATTGTTTTCTTAAATATAACGGAGTATTTGGATCTTGATGTATGGCAAAGTCTACCTGTCCCTTCCAATCTTTTCTCCAGTTTGGAACTGCTCTTAAAAATGCTTGTTTTCTAGATGGATAAGTATATTGAAATAATCCTATTCCTTTAGATCCATTTCCTGCCTCATCAGCATCTACTCTAAATCCACTTTCACCAAGAATGTTTGCAACAATTCCTAAAGCATGAATATGACTAATATTTTTAGATCTGAGATATGAATAAATTTGTTGTGGGGTTACTGTTCCTCCAGATGTTTCTGGACCTTGAAAGGCGCCACCCCTAGAATCAACATCTGGATATAAAGTATCAGGTGCTTCAGAACCAGTTGCTGGTGCATTTTCCCCACTTACTAGTCCTTCACCCAAAGGAGTCATCAACATTTTGAATCCTTCCTGAAGTTGATCTCCCATACTACCTAAAGTCAACTCTAATTCGGAAAAAGATTCTTGTAATTTTCCAGAAGAATCTGTTAGATCAAATCTGGATAAATTAGATGCTAATGATCCTAAAACATTTCCAAATCCACGCAATAAACTTATTACATTCGAAACAAATCCTCCCAAAATTTGCCCAGTTCTCTGAATTCTTGCTATGAATTCTTTACCCATAGCAATCCAAGTTGGTAAATTATTGATCAACCAACCAATCCCAAGAGCTGCAATTGCTTGCATAATTCTACCTAAAAATCCACCAGATCCTCTTTGAGCAACTGTAACTGCACCTTGAGCAGTTGATACATCTAATTTACCCGCTTCAATTTCATCTTCCATTTCTTGACGTTTAGAAGCTTCTAATCTTCTTGAACGTAAGATACTTCCCCTTCTAAAAATATCTCCACTAACTTTTGTTCTACTTTCAACCAATTTAGTAATACTATTAGCAGTAGCGACAGAAGCAGAGACGTTTTTTCTAGTCTCTGTTATTCCTTGAGATATTCCTTTGATTCCTAGCGGTGATTGAATGGCCATACTACATCACCACATTATAGTTTACTTGAGAATACAATACCCAGAAATTATCTGGATTAGACGATCTAATAAGTGGTACGTCAGTCTTTACATTTTGCGATGGTGGTGGTGTCGCTTGCTGTTGTTGAGCAGCATTGATCGCAGTTATTTCTGGTTTTGGTTCTGGTAATGGACCAACCTGTGGTTGTTGTTTAGGTGGTGTTGTGAGAGTTGCTGGTTGAATGACTGGAGTAGATGCTGAAGGAGTAACTTGAGCCTGCTCTGTAGATGTTTTCCCTTCTACAGGAATATTTACAGAACCATAAAGAGGTGGTTGATCAAAATCTTGAGTACTTCCATCTTGTTTTTTATCAGTACTAGCACTTTCTGATGAACTAAACAAACTCTTGATATCAAGATTAATCGACCCAGGAGTTGCTGGAGTCATTGTTTCTTGAGGAGCAACTTGTGGGGCAGGCAATTCAGGTGCAGGTGGTGGTGCTGATGAAGCACCAGTCATTGTCTGCTGTGGTTGTATAGTTGGTGTTGGACTTGGTGGTTTTGCTGCCGAACTTGCAGTACTTTGTTGTTGATTATCTGGTTGATTTGGATTTTTACCAACTAAATTTCCACCAAACATTTCAGATATAGCATCAGCACCATAAAGAGCAGCAAAAGGAATTTTAAGTGCCCCAGGGGCAAAAGCAGCCCCAGCAGCCAATCCAGCATCAGTAATTTGGCCACTAGCAGCATCCATAATGCCCCCAGCAACAGTTAGTGCCTTTCCAGCAAATGATGTTGCGCTCTTCAACATTCCACCACCCGCTCCCGCTGCCGTCGCTGCCGCAGCAGCTGGTCTAGCACCAGGCAATATATTTCGAAGTGCTTGGAATGGTTTTAGAATTCCTTTTCCAAGAAGACCTAAAATTTTTCCAGTGATTCCAGTAATTCCGCGAATTATTGCACCAAAACCAAACTTCATTGCTGCGATTGCACCAATGCCCAATGCAACATTTTTGAGGATATTAGATTTTATATCATTAACTTTTTGATAATCACCATCAGACTGTGCTTTTAGTGCTTCAACACTTTGATTTGTTAACCATCCAAGGAATAGATATCCAAGTGCTTGTTTTACTCTATCAAAAATTCCAGTAACTTGAGGTATTAATTTTTGTACTGGCGATACAATTTTTGCTTCTATTCTTTTTTCTATATCCTTTTCTTTTCCAAGTCTTATTTGCTGTTCAGTGAGTTTTCTTTCTGCTTCTTGTTCAGTAGTAAGTCTTGTTGTTTCTGCATTAGTATCTGCTTGAAGTGCCTTTGCAATATTTGTAAGGGCACCGTTTAGTCCAGAAACGTCTGTACGAATTGCTTGGACAGATTGATTCAATTGAACCAATTCTGCCGATGGTTGTGATTGAGGTGCAGGCGTCAGTGCAGATGCATCTAGACGATTTTGAGGAACTAACGCACCACCACGACCAAAAATAGATCCAGATACTGTTGCCCTTCTAAAAAGAGCCTTACGAACCTCTTTGGACAAAGGAGTTCCTGTAACTGGATCTACTCCAGTCTGTGCTATCTGTACAGGATCCATTTCAGCCATTTACGCCCGCCTTGAGATTTTCTTCTTCAATGTATTGTTGGAGCAGAGAAAGGTAAACTTCTCTTTCCCAAGGGATCATATTTTCTAACTCTGTTAAGCTATATTTATGATGCTGCATCAAGGCAAAATTTACTTTATAATATGACGCAATATCAGTATGCGCCATCCCTACGCGAAAAAAGACGATAACCCTTCTAAAACAACTTCAGTTTCAACTTCTGTATTTGGATTCTTGATCTTAATCTTGTGAGACAATTTAGGCATTGTATTGAAAAAATTCTCAACCTCTTTGAATTGCTTCGAAGTCAATTGTTCAATAAATTCTTTCATTTCTTTTTTAGTAAAATCGCTAGAATTCCAAGACTCTTCTTGATTATAAACTTGTTCAATACAAGAGCAGATTAGATCAAAAGTATCATCAACACTTACATCATCTTCAGTAAAATTACTCTTGATAAATTCTTCAATGGAAGGATATCTCATACGAAGAGTTAGATTATCATCCAAAACAATATCTCTAGAATGTTTTGGATCAATTTCAACTTTGATATCATCAAGACTAATTGTAACAGGAACTTGTGTTACCATATCATCAGGACAAGTAATCAAAACATCAACTGTCTCTCCTACTGACTTACCGCGAATATTGAGAAACAAATATTCAATATCAAATGTTGATAACTTATCTACTTTGATTCCTCTAGTAATAATACAATCAGAAATAACCGTCTTTACTGCTTCAGTAATCTGTTTTGGGTCTTCACTTTCTTGAGCAAGAATCAAGATCTTTTCTTCTTTGACTAAAAATGGACGATACTTGATTGTCTTTTTTAATGATGGTATTTCCAACTCATATGTTGGTGTTGCAATCTTTGGTAAAGGCATAATATCCTATAATACTTCAGTAATTTTATTTAGAATAGAATTTGGAATTATAGTCTTCTACTCCAACTCGAATCTGCTCTAGGATTGAGGTTTCCACTGAATTCAACTTGAGAAACATTTAGTAATGGGGCATCAAAAACAGTTCTAGAGAAGAAGTCTGCGTTCGCAGTAAAATTAGAAGTAAGATTCTGATTTTTTGCATCATCTGCAGTAAGAACTGATAATGCATTATTATATGGTCTTGTTGTACTATCATAATTATTTGATACACCTAAAAATTCATCCAACGAAAAAGTTTTTCCAGGAATATATCTATCATATTGGAAAGTCATCGATGCAGTTAGAATATTAGACGCATTATATCCAACTTGAATTGTGCTGAAATTCATTGGAAATAATCCAACAAAATTATATTCTAAAAAGTTTTTATAATCTCTATCAAATTTAAAAATCTTTGTCGTATTTGTTTTATAATATTGTGGATATTGCATCCTTATGAAATAATTTGTTATATTTTGATTGATCTGTGGATTTTCTCCAGCAAGTCCCATATTATTATGAGAACCACTTGCAATAAACTCCATCCAATGTTCTAGAAACTTTACCGTTTTATATTTTTTATCAACATAAAACTCCAAAGTTATTGGAGTATAAAGTCTTGTATGTGCAAATTTTTCAGTAATACCAATATGATTTGTAATTTCTGCTGCAGCAAGATAGGAAGTCGGCAATGATGCAGTATAACATAGTAGTCCAATATCTTCTGCTACAAAACGAGAATCTACTCCCTTTCTTCGAAGATATGTAAGAAGCTCTTGTGATAGTCCACCAAATTTAACTAGAAAATGTGAACTCTGAGCTAGATTAGAGAATAATGGTTTTATGTCGGATATTCTACGTGGTCTAGGCACTCTAAATACCGTATATAGGTTTTTTATTATAGTTATTTAGATGTCCTATAAAGGTAAATATAAACCGTCTTATCCAGAAAAATACAAGGGTGATCCCACAAACATCATTTATAGATCTTTGTGGGAAAGAAAATTTATGGTGTACTGTGATATGAAAGAAAACGTATTGGAGTGGTCATCAGAAGAAAAATGCATTCCCTATCGTTCACCAGTTGATGGAAAGGTGCACCGTTATTTTCCCGATTTTATTATCAAGGTCAAAGAAAATGATGGAACGATCAAAAGATATATGATTGAGATCAAACCTAAAAAACAAACTATACCTCCAGCAAAACCAAAAAGACAAACTAAAAGATATATTAGTGAAGTCTATGAGTACGCCAAAAATCAAGCAAAGTGGAAAGCGGCAGAAGAATTTTGTAAAGATCGTTTATGGGAATTCAAAGTTTTTACGGAAGATGATCTAGGAGTATGAAAAACGCAAAAAATAGAATCAGACCACTCATAAAAAAGTTAATGGGAGTAGAAGATCCAGAAGATCTTATGTTAGAGATACTTGAAGTACTTACAGAAACAACAACTACTCCAGAAGCTGGAAAATATTATACGTTCTTCTATGCACCTAAAACTCCAGGTCTCAAATATGATGCTCACCCACTAGTCGCAGTAACAAGTCTTGAGACTTGGGGATTCAAAGGAATCAACTTTCACTGGCCAGGACCAAGACAATATACCACGACAGAAATCAGAGGTTCTTTGCATCTTGTGAGGCAGGAAGAAGTAAAAGATCTTCGCTCCATTCCTTTTGGCGTAATGCGTCTAAATAGATAAAAAAGACCATAAATGGCGACACCCATACCCATTTTAAGATATCCGTATAATGTTTTATCTGATAAAACAGATTATTTGAAAATAAATGTTATCGAATATAAAGCACCAGGTTTAAGTAGACCAAATAGTCAAAGTCTTGCTCTACCATCATCAGAGCAGTCTTTGTCTGATAATCTACAAAAACCAAAGGCAACGATATTTTTACCAATGCCTCAAAACATAGGTGATTCTAATGCTGCTGGTTGGGGTGAAGATAAATTTGGTGGATTTGCTGCAGTGGGAGCAGAAACAGCAATGAACATAATTCAAGGTCGTGGTGTTGGAGATGCTATTGGTGCAGTGTACGACACTCTTCAAGCAGGACTAAACAATCTTCAGTCTGGAACTGGACAAAAAGGATTGTCTGCTGGACTTGCTGGAGCAGCAATAAATGCATTAGGAGGTCAACCAGATATCAATTCACTAATTGGTAGAGCAACTGGTGCAATCATAAACCAAAACGTAGAACTTTTATTCCAAAGTGTAACTCTTCGTCAAGCCTTTGCATTCACATTTGATCTGGTTCCAAGATTCAAAAGAGAAACAGAAGAGATTCAAAAAATCATTAGAGTATTAAAAATAGAATCTGCCGCAAAAAAAGGAAATCAAACAGAAAGTGGAGGTGGTTTCTTTATCAAAGCACCAAACGTATTTCAACTCCAGTATATGAGTGGAAATAATCCACACCCATTTTTACACAAATTCAAAACTGCTGCTCTAATTGGAATGTCTGTGAATTATACAGCGTCTGGAACATATGCAACATATTCTGATGCAACTCCAGTCCATATGCAACTGACTCTCAATTTCCAAGAACTCACACCAATTTACGCAGAAGATTATGATACACGAATCGGAAAAGAAGCAGTAGGATACTAAAATGTCTTATTTCAGAGAACTACCAGATTTTGAATATCAATCACCATTCGCAGATCGCGTTGGATCAGATGCTTATGTTAGAGTTAAAAATCTTTTTAGAAGATGTAAAGTTCGTGATGATGTAAAAAAGTTTACATCTCTCTTCAATAAGTATCAAATTCCAGAAGGATATCGTCCAGATAATGTAGCAGAAGAAGAATATGGAAGTGCTGAATATGATTGGGTTGTATTGATCAGTGCCGAAATTATAAACGTAAGAGAAGAATGGCCACTGTCCGACAGAGACGTTTATACTTATGCAGAAGAAGTCTATGGAAATGAACTAAACACAATTCGTTTTTATGAAACCACAGAAGTTAAAGATTCTCAAGGTAGACTCATTTTACCTTCTGGAAAAATAGTTGATTCTAATTTCACAATTAGAGATCCCGATGATAAAACTGCAACTCTCAATCCTGTAGTTGGAATCACAAACTTTGAATATGAAACAAGAAGAAATAATGATAAAAGAGGAATTTATATTTTACGTCCATCATATCTAAAACAATTTATCGTAGATACTCGTAGAGAACTTACTTACGATCAATCGTCCGAATTTATAAACACTTCTCTCATCAGAACAGAAAATACAAGAAATACTATAGTATAAAAAAGGAGGGATTTCTCCCTCCTAGAATTAATATATCAGTCCTCTGCTAGTTTTTGAAAGTAGGAGAGGGTATCGTCTTCATCTTCATCAACACTACTGTAAGAAGGACGAGAAGGTGCAAGATTATTCAGTTCTTCACGAAGATTGCTAGGCAGAGGAGGAGCAGAACCCTCATCTTCATCAGCAACTTCTGGATCAATACGATTAGAAGATCCACTACCAAGCACATAGTCAAGACGCTTCTTCAGTTCATCATAGGTTTTGAACTGATCCGCAGCAACAAGTTCAGCAAGAGAATACTGCTTCTTCCAGACTGCTTCCATTGCGTCATCATCGTCCAGAAGAGGAGATTGAGCAGCAAATTCGCTGGAATCATAGTTGCGATAACCAGCAACATTCTTTGCCTTCAGTTTGAAATTGGCACCCTGCCAGAAGTCAAACGGATCAATCGCTTCCTCATCCTCAAACTCGGGTTGCATTGCTTCGGTAAGTTTATCAAAGATCTTCTTACCATACTTGAACAAGAAGACTTTACCTTCGTTTTCAGGATTCGTAGGATCCTTCACAACGTAAATGTTGCTGATGTAAGTCAGTTTACGCTTCTGCTTACGGGCAAGTTCTTTACCAGCATCAGTGCCGTTGTTCCACAGTTGGGAATTGAGTTCGGACACAGGATCTTTCTGACCAAGAGTAGTCAGAGAGTTCTCGATATACCATCCACCAGGACCTTGGAATGCGTGACTGTAAAGTTTCACGAACGGAAGGTCCTCACCGTTCGGGGCGGGAAGGAAACGGATAACGGCATAACCATTGCCGCTTTTATCTACATCCAGTTTCCATATGCGGTCGTCACTAGAACCGCTGCTTGTATTCATTTTTTCAACTTCTTTGACCAGTTTGGCGGTCAAAGAACCAAGTTTAGACTGCTTTTTAAGGTCAGCAAAAGACATTGGATTACCTCGGATAAATTGGATTCGGGGGATTTACTTGGATATTATAGCAGGGAAGACCTCAACCGTCAATATATTGCTTGAGAGATTCAATGGTTTTGGTCATGTTGTTGAAAAGCACATTCAAATCTGTATCTTCTGGGAAACCCATAAAAGCAACAGATTTTCTCAAATTATCTTTCATTTCTTGAACCGATGGATCATCGGAAAGTGAAAGACGAGTGTACATAATCCTTTGTTTTTCCAAAAGAGATGTTAACTTTTCAATGTGATCCAGTTTTTCATCTTTGGACATTTGTGGAAATCTCAAGACGCTACCATAGATCTGCTTTTGAAGATCATGGATTTCACTTAATTCTTGCTGAATAATATCAGAGTCAAAAAAATTACTCATCTAAAATGCCCCTTAAGATTTTTTTGTATTGGAACACATCAATATTTAGGAATGGATTATATTTTTTGATTTTCAAACTTACGGTTTCCCACACTGGATCCAAAAGTTTCTTATCAAACTGTTTCCCGAACAGGAATATTCTATCATAGATTACTAGGGTTTCAATAGAAATCTTCCCTCCCAGGAATTTTTTTAGAACGGGAGGATGACCTTTGGAACAACTCAAAGCATCCTCTAATTTTGTTTGCGAGAACAATTCTTCCGACTGTTCTTTGAACAAGTAAGTCAAACTCTGTTGTCGTCTCATCCAATCTGCGTATGTCCTTTCGCCAGAATTGATAATTTCGCCAATCCATAAATTACTCGGGGAATCGGTTGCTACAAAGTTTGATACAAGAAAATCTACGATTTCTTTGTCTGAATATTTTCTTGATGTTTTTTCGAAAAAATATTTATCTTTACGTTTATTGAAAGAAGTCATTGTTGCTCTGGACTTGCCAGAATACTTGAAAAAGTCATATTTACTGTTCGTAAAATGACTTTTCATTGAAAGATAAGTTTGATATGTTTCAAAAGGACTCATAGAGGAAGACGAGCTCGTGTCGTTTTTTTCATAAAGTTCAGACGAATTGCATCCCACTTCAAGCGTTCTTTCAGTGGTTTTGAAATTAACTTCGTTATAGACTCAACATCAATTGAATTGATTTCACAATAATGACATATTGCATCAATATAATTGATATTTTGTTCTGCAACAATCTTTTCAATTTCAAGTGCAAACTTGGATGGAGTAAGAAATTTACTCTCCATCATTTTCTCTAAATTTTCTTCATTTTCCATAGAGTTCCAGCTTATCTCTAACAAACTCTCTAATGTATTTTGAGAGGAGTTTGATGTACTTTGATTTGTCGTATTCTTCATAAACAACACATTCTCCATTTTCACAGGACATAATAATAACAAGTTTTTTAACTGAAATACCAGTCAATTCATATAGCATACATCCGTAAGCCATACATTGAACAAAATAGTGTTCAATCCAATCTTTTCGTTTAGGTTCTTTTGAAGATTTAAAATCGATGATTGATAATTCACCATCGAATTCCGCGATGCAGTCTACAGTTCCTGCTATACCTAGTTGTAAACTATATAAAGACTGTTCTAAAGCGTGAATATTATTTATACGATTTAGAGTTGGTTTGGAAATCTTGAATAGAAATTCAGAAATAGGTAAAACTTTTTCTGGTAAAGTATCGTTTTTTAGATATGATTCTACAAGAGAATGCATATCAGTACCGCGACTTGTGGCCTTCCTCGTTACATTATTTGCAACTTCTTCTCCAACTTTTTTTCTCCAATCAAGAAAAATTTGGCGATTGTGATGACTAGTTACTGATGTAATTGATATCAGTCTAATCAGATCTTCGTCATTAGGAACTTTATAATAACGAACATCATCTATAGTTTCCCTTTCTAGGACGGGAAGATCAACATCAATATGATTAAATTTCATTAAAAACCTGAATTTATTTTTGCAATAATATATTCTTTCACAATACCAGAGCGTACAATATCATGTACTTCAAATTCAACAATATCAAAAGAAGGCATTGACCTAAGAATCTTCATAAAATCGATGATGCCGTTTCTATCATTACTTTTTTGTAAGTCTGATTGTGTAGCATCACCACAGAACATAATTTTAGAATTTTCACCTACACGAGTAATTATACTATCGAGTTCATGAAAAGTCAAATTCTGAAATTCATCAACAATAATAATTGCATTATCAAGAGTAGTACCACGAAGAAAAGAAGTACTCCAAAATTTAATTGTTTCCTGCGATTTTAGATTACCATAGAGCATCTCAAAGTCTGCATCTGTAGGCATCTGAAACATATACTTCACCATATTCTTATAAGGAATCTGGTAAATATCTGCCTTGTCGTCGTGAGTACCAGGAAGAAAACCAATTTCTCTAGTAGCAACTAGAGAACGAACGATGTAAACTTTTTCATATGGTGTTCTTTCATCCAATACATCACGAATAGCATTATAAAGAGTAATAAAGGTCTTACCCGTTCCAGCACAACCATAAGCAACAATATTTTTTTGTTGCGAATATGCATCAAATAAAAGTTTTTGATTTTCAGTTAGTGGATCAATACCGATGAGATATTCAGAACTTAAAGGTTTTCTCCTCTTCATCTGCTTTGCAGTTAGACCAACACCAATTGGTTGATCATCTTGTAGACCTCTTTTTCTTCTAGCCATATCAGATTTTTTTGACGTGTGAACCAGGAGCTTTAGATGCTTTATGAAGAACGTCATTCCAGCCTGGATTTCTGGAAATTAGTTTATCTTTCCATTCCCCAACTTCACCAGGGCTAGCACATCCTTCAGACCAATCCCTTTTCCATTCAGGATTGTCCTTATACCATTGAGTGATTTCGTGTACACTCATCTCAATTACTTTTTTCT